ATCGACGACCCCCACTCAGAGCAAGATGCTATGTCAAAAACGGCATTGGATGAAGCTTACGAGTGGTACACTTCTGGACCGAGACAGCGTTTGCAACCTGGAGGGGCTATTGTAGTAGTAATGACAAGATGGTCAGTCCGAGATTTAACAGGTCGATTAGTGCGGGACATGGGCAAAAGTGATAAGAACGATCAGTGGGAAGTTATCGAACTACCTGCGATTTTGCCCAGTGGTGACCCAGTATGGCCAGAATACTGGTCGCTAGAAGAACTAGAAGGAGTACAAGCTGCACTGGGTAAAGGTCCAAAATGGCATGCTCAGTATATGCAGAAGCCAACGTCCGAGGAAGGTGCACTTATTAAAAGGGAATGGTGGAAAACTTGGGAAAAGAGTTCGCCCCCACCTTGTGACTATATTATTCAAAGTTACGATACGGCATTTTTAAAAACTCAGACTTCGGACTATTCAGCTATTACAACTTGGGGAGTATTTTACCCAGAAGGACGTATAGGTGAAGAAATGTATAACGGCGATGTCGCTCACCTTATATTATTGGATTCTGTAAAAGAACGACTAGAATTCCCAGAACTAAAAAGGAAAGCCCTAGAACTATACGAATATTGGGAACCAGATACAGTAATTATTGAGTCTAAAGGTAGTGGTACTCCGTTAACGCAAGAATTACGCAGGATTGGTATTCCTGTACAAAATTTCACACCAAGTAAAGGAGCGGATAAAGTTGCAAGGGTTAATTCTTGTACACCGTTGTTTGAATCAGGTATGGTCTGGAGACCTGATCAACCATGGGCAGATGAAATGGTTGAAGAATGCGTGGCATTCCCTGCAGGCGACCATGATGACTTGGTGGATAGTATGAGTCAGGCGATTTTGCGATTTCGTCAAGGTGGTTTTGTACAACTAGATTCCGATTATGAAGACGAGTATGATGGTTATCGTGAACGGAAAATGGTTTACTATTAAATTAATTTAATATAGAGTGAGGTGTCATTATGGCAGTAGAGAAAGGTGTTCAAGTTCCTTTAGGAGAAGTAGACGAAGTTCCTCCTTTTGCAGAAGAAGAAATTGAAGTAGAATTAGAGGATGATGGATCTGCGGTTGTAGATTTCATGCCTGAGGCACAAACCCCAGAAACAGGTTTTCAAGATAACCTTGCAGAAGTTCTTGATGATTCTTCATTAAGTAAATTAGCCAGTGAGTTAATTAATTACTACGAAGAAGACAAAGAATCTAGAAATGATTGGTACACAGCTTTTGCGAAAGGTTTAGATTTATTAGGTATAAAACAAGAAGAACGCACTCAACCATTTGAGGGAGCGAGCGGAGTTAACCATCCATTATTAAGTGAAGCTGTTACGCAATTCCAATCGCAAGCTTATAAAGAATTACTTCCAGCAGATGGTCCAGTTTCTGTAGAAGTAGTAGGTGACGACAACACAGAAGTAGTTCAACAAGCTAGACGTGTGAAAGAGTTTATGAATTACCAGATTACTCACGTTATGGAAGAGTACGATCCAGAAATGGATTCACTTCTATTTTATTTACCGTTATCTGGAAGTGCGTTTAAAAAAGTTTTCTTTGACACTATGCTCAACAGAGCAGTTAGTCAATTTGTTAAAGCTGAAGATTTCGTGGTGAGTTATTCCACTACTGACCTTTTTAATTCACCACGATACACTCACGTCATGACTATGACGGAAAACGATTTGCGTAAAATGCAACTTAACGGTATGTATCTAGAAATGGATATGACAGGAGCAGGTGTACCAGACGAAAATCAAGTTAAAGAAAAAATCGATAAAATGGATGGGGTTACTCCTAACTACGCAGAAAACAATGACATGTACACTCTTTTGGAGATGCATGTAAACTTAACGATTTCTGAAATAGAAGACCATGGATTTGCCTGCCCTTATATAGTAACTATATGTAAAGACACCAGTAAAATTTTAGCCATACGTAGAAACTGGCAAGAAGGCGACCCTAATTATCAAAAAGTAGATTATTTTGTACAATATAAATTCCTCCCAGGATTAGGTTTTTATGGTTTTGGTTTAATCCACATGATTGGTGGTTTAACTAAATCAGTAACTGCTATATTAAGACAATTAATTGACGCAGGAACATTAGCAAACTTACCAGCTGGGTTTAAAGCGAGAGGCATGCGTATTCAAGGTGAAAATGATCCACTACAACCTGGAGAATTTAGAGACGTTGATGTAGCTGGTGCTACAATAAAAGATTCTCTAATGCCGTTACCTTATAAAGAGCCTTCTACAGTATTGGCTCAATTATTAGGTGTACTTGTCGATTCAGGTAGGAGATTTGCTTCTATTACGGATATGCAGATGGGAGACATGGGTAGTCAGGAAATGCCAGTAGGTACTACGGTAGCTATGTTAGAACGTGGGACTAAAGTAATGTCAGCTATTCATAAACGCTTACATTTTGCACAAAAGAAAGAATTCAAATTATTAGGAGAACTTTACGGTAAATATCTCCCAGAACAATACCCTTACGCAATGCCAGGAGGAAAAGGGTATGTAATGGCTGCAGACTTTGATGAAAGAGTTGACGTTCTTCCTGTTAGTGATCCAAATATATTTTCAATGGCACAACGTGTTTTAATTGCACAACAAATGCTACAAATGGCTCAGGCAGCACCAGATATACACAATTTACCAGAAGCCTACCGCAGAATGTATGATGCATTAGAAATTAAAAATGTAGACACATTATTCCAACAGCAGCAACCTGTTCCTCCCAGAGATCCGATATCGGAAGAACAAGCAGCAATGTTAGGACAACCTATACAAGCTTTTGAATGGCAAGATCATGAAGCCTATATTGCGAACCATAGTGCATTTATACAAAATCCCATGGTTCAAGAGCAACCACAGGTAGCACAAATGATAAGTGCCAATATACAAGAACATCAAGCAATGCTCTATAAGCAGCAGGTAGAGCAGGCAATGGGACAACCGTTGCCTCCACTTGAGCAAATCACCCCAGATATTATGAATCAAATTGCTCAAGCTGCTGCACAAGCCACGGCTGAGGTCACAGGAAAAGCGAAAGCAGTTCAAGAAGCTGTTGAGTTACAACGTATTGACCCAGTTATTGAGGTACAACGTGAGGAAATTGCCCAGCGTGCACAAAAAGATTCAATGCAGGCACAGCTTGATGCAGAGAAAATAGTCTCTAATGAGGCGATCGCTGAAATGAAAATTGCAGCAGATCGAGAGAAAACACTAATACAGGCTCAACAAGAAGCTGAACGTACATTTGCGGAAACGCTTAAACAAGTACGAGAAGCTGACACTAAAAGCCGAGGAGAATAAAATGCCTAGTAAAATGGGATATCCAGGGATTAAAAAGAACCCTATAAAATCAGTAGACGGTACTAAAATTAAAAAGATAACTAGAAAAGCTAAAGGTGGCGGAGCAGCCAAGAAAGGCTTGAAGTTTGTAGAATACGGGAGAACATAATGCCAGAAGTAGACGGTAAACATTTTTCATATACGAAAGCTGGGAAAGAAGCAGCTAAAAAACATGCTAAAAAAACTGGAAAGAAAGTTAAAGGTTATGAGCATGGTGGACCAGTAGAAACTGAAGACCAAAGATCAAAAAGAATGGAAAAAACAGATTCTTTAATTAGAGGTTATATGGGTGGTGGCGCAATTAAAAACTACGGTGGTGGTGGAAAGGTTAAAAAATACGGCGATGGCTAAAAAAGGACTATACGCAAATATTCACGCAAAACGCAGACGCATAAAAGCAGGATCTGGAGAAAAGATGAGGTCTCCTGGAGATAAAGGAGCACCATCTTCTAAAGATTTTAAAGATGCTGCAAAAACTCGACGCATGTACGATGGTGGACCAGTGAGGGCTGAGATTGCTAGAGGATGTGGAAAAGTGATGAATAATCGTCGTAAAAAGACGAAGTATTTTTAATGGACTGGTTAGAAGCAACTGAGTTTTTACTCAAACAAAATCGAAAACGTAAAGTTGAGTTATCAGAAATGCTTGCTAGTGGGGGTGCTGCTGATTATGCGCAGTACCAGAGAATCGTTGGTGAAATATCAGGTCTAGATTTTGCCGAACGAGAAATATTAGACCTGCATAAAAGGATGAGAGTAGATGACGAAGACGATATCTAAATTTGGATCGGATACCAGTAACACAAAATCAGTCCCAGATTTTGTAGACAATTTCAGTACAGAAGAAGTAGAAGAAAAAACAGATTCTTTTACCGTAGAGAGACTTCAAGAGGATACCTCTCTTAATGAAAAACTTCCTGTACCTACAGGATATAGAATTTTAATATTACCTTTTGTTCCTGGCAAGGTTACGAAAGGAGGAATTCATTTGGCTAAGCAAACAGTAGATAAAGAACGACTGGGAACAGTAGTTGGTTATGTAGTGAGGCTTGGTCCAGATGCGTACAAAGATGCACATAAATTTCCAGAAGGACCATGGTGTCAAGAAGGAGATTGGATCATTTTTGGCAGGTATGCAGGTGCTCGAATTCAAATTGAAGGAGGGGATTTGCGTTTATTAAACGACGATGAAATTTTAGCAGTGATAAATGATCCTGAAGATATTTTAGCAGGATGATTTACTTTTATAAAATTTCACGCTATCATCGAGGACTATGAACATGGCAGAAACCATGCAAGACGTTGCAGAAAACGTAGAAACGGAAGAAGTTGAAATAGAACTTCCTTCAGAAGAAGGAAAAGAAACAGAAACTTTGACCGAAGCTGTTGAAGAACAGCAGTCGGAAGAAACTCAAGAAGTTTCCGAAGACCATGACCAAGAAGTTGCAGAATACAGTGATTCTGTTAAAAAACGTATCGACAAGCTTACCTATAAAATGCGTGAAGCTGAGAGACGTGAACAAGCAGCACTTAAATTTGCACAGAGTGTAAAAGACGAACTAGATACAACAAAAACAAAATTAAATAAAACAGATAAAAATTTATTCAGCGAATATAACTCAAGAGTAGACACCCAATTAGAAACAGCTAAAGCAAAATTAAAACAAGCACACGAAGAACAGGACACAGATAAATTAATAGAAGCCCAAGAAAACTTAGCTAAATTATCTGTGGAAGCAGAAAGTT